TCAAATGGCTGCCATTATAACGGATCAGATTAGAATATTAAACGCAAAGAATTTTATTGCTGGAATTGATAATTCCAGTAATTCTTACTATTCTTTTGTTGGTTTACCCAATCCTACGGATTATCAGAGTGATTGGGATACTGATCCACCTGCACCAAAGGATAATTTTGATCAAGAAAATGACTATTGGGATACAATGGTCGCTTTAAAGAAGATTAATACTGCTGATGCGAATCAAGTAGTTCCTAAAAGAACATGGAGTTCTGGAACTGCTTATGATATGCATCGTCACGATTACAGCAGAACAAATACAGCAAAAGTTTCAGGTTCTACATCACTTTATCTTGCAAATTACTTTGTAATGAATAGTGATTTTAGAGTTTATATTTGCTTACATAATGGAACTGACCCTGATAATCCAACAGGGAAAGCATCTTTAGATGAACCTACTTTTACTGATTTAGAACCAAGAAGCGCAGGCACTAGTGGTGATGGATATATTTGGAAATATCTTTATACAATTAAACCAAGTGAAGTCGTAAAATTTGAATCCACCCAGTTCATGCCAGTTCCAAAAGACTGGACAACTGCCACGGATAATGCAGCAGTTAGAGATAATGCTGTCGATGGTAGTATCAAGATTGTAACCATCACGAATCGTGGTGTTGGTTTGGGAACTGCAAATGCAATTTACACAGGAGTTCCAATTAGAGGAGATGGAACTGGAGCAGAATGCACTATCGTTATCAATGGAAATCAGGAAGTAGGACAAGTAATTGTTTCTAGTCAAGGCTCTGATTATACCTATGGTAATGTTGATTTAGTTGCAGGCGGAGTTCCTACAGGAACTACAAGACCCACTTTTGATGTAATTATTCCTACTCAAGGAGGACATGGTGCAGACATCTATAGAGAATTGGGAGCATATAACGTGCTTCTGTATTCTAGAATTGAAAACGATAATGAAAATCCAGATTTTATTACTGGAAACCAGATTGCAAGAATCGGTGTTGTAGAGAATCCTGAGCAGTTCGGATCATCTACAATTTTGTCCTCTGACAAAGCGTCTGCAGTAAGCGCCCTCAAATTAGTTGGTATTGGATATAGCACTGCTACATTCACGGCAGATTCTTATTTTACTCAGACAGTTTCTACTGGTTCTACTGCAGTTGGAAGAGTTGTAAGTTATGACCAAACAACAGGGGTGCTTAAGTTCTGGCAAGATAGAAGTCTTGCTGGATTCAACACTGTAGGGACAGCACAAACTCAACCGACTTATGGATTTGATCTGACAGAATTTACCTCTTCACCTGGGTCAGGTGGAAGTTTAACAATTACCCCTTCTACAGGATCTAATTTAGGTATCGATACTAACTTCTCCGGTATCTCAACCGTAATAAATAATCGTACATACTATCTTGGTCAGAGTTTCACGAGTGGTATTGCCAATCCTGAGGTGAAAAAACACTCTGGAAATATTATCTACGTTGATAATAGACCATCTATCACCAGATCGTCGAACCAAAAGGAAGACATAAAAGTTATTTTGCAGTTCTAAAGAATTATGCCACAGCAGACGAATCTTAACGTAGCGCCTTACTTTGACGACTTTGATCCCGCTAACGACTATCATAAGGTATTATTCAAACCTGGTTATCCTGTTCAGGCAAGGGAATTAACATCCCTTCAGTCTATACTTCAAAATCAGATTGAAAAGTTTGGTCAGCACTTCTTTAGAGAGGGCGCAAAAGTTATTCCTGGAAATACTTCTTACACTAGACTTTATTATGCAATTCAGTTGGATAATAACTTTCAGGGGGTCCCTGTAGCTGCTTATGTTGATCAATTAATCGGAACAACGATTACGGGTGAGAGATCTGGTGTAACTGCTGTTGTCGATAGTGTCGTTTTGCCAGAAGATTCTGAAAATGGCAATATAACTCTTTATATCAACTATCTTGGATCAAGCACAACAAATAATCAAACACAAACATTCTTCGATGCTGAGACTTTAACCTGCAACGAAGTAATTATTTCTGGATTACTAGGCAATACAAACATTCCAGTTGGTTCTGCTTTTGCTAGTACGATTGCAACCAATGCTGCTGCAACTGGATCAGCGTTTTCTGTGGATAATGGCGTTTACTTCATTAGAGGCAATTTTATAAACGTAAGTAGAGAAACTTTAATTCTTGATCAATATAGCAATACTCCTAGTTACAGAATTGGTTTCTTTGTTGACGAAGAGGTTGTTACGGCAGATTTAGATGAAACGTTAAACGATAATTCTCAAGGATTTAGCAACTACGCTGCCCCTGGTGCTGATAGACTTCAGATCAGTATAAGTTTATTTAAAAAACCTTTAGATGATTTTGCTGATGATAATTTCATTTTACTTGCAACCGTAATTAACGGTGTTATTCAAACTGATTCTCTTTCCACTGGACGTGGAAGATATCATAGCAAAGACTTTACAGATACTCTTGCAAGAAGAACTTTTGACGAATCTGGACATTATTATGTAAGACCATTTGACGTTGCTTTAGTTGATTCGTTAAACAATCAGACTGGCAATAACGGCGTTTTTAACGAAGGACAATTTACTCCTGGGGGACAAACTCCTACCGATAATCTTGCTTTACTCAGAGTTTCTCCTGGAAAGGCATACGTCAAGGGATATGAATGTGAAACTTTAAACACGACTTATGTTGATGTAGATAAACCAAGAACTACAAAAACAATTGAAAATCAAGTTTTCAATTACAACACTGGACCTACTTTAAAGATTAATAGTGTCTACAGAGCACCTACAGTTGGAGTTGGCAATACTTTTGTTGTAAGTTTACGAGATCAAAGAGTTGGTGTCAATTCTGAGACTGCTCCTGGAAAAGAAATTGGTCTTGCAAGAGTTTATGACTTTAGATTGGAGTCAGGGACTTATAGCGCTTCAAACGCAAATACAAACCAGTGGGATATTGCCCTTTATGATGTACAGACCACTACTGAGATTGCTTTAAACCAGTCGCATACTTTAACTGTTCCCACTTTCGTTAAGGGTAATTCTAGTGGTGCAACAGGGTTTATAAGACATCCAGTGAGCGCAGGAACCGCTGTTACTGTATATAATAGTAAAGGAACTTTCGTAGTAAATGAAAAACTTTCCTTTAATGGACTTGAAAATGGAAGAATTGCCATTGCAATAACAGAAAATAAAATTTCTAATGTAAAATCTGTTTTTGCATCATCAAATACTTTAGATTTAGCAGACGGTATTACTGGTGTTAATACTTTTAGTGCTAACGTTCTGCAATCTAGTAAATTTACTGTTGGTATCGCCACCATCAGTCCTAAATCTAGTGGAGTAAGCACAATCACCACTGGCAATAATCTATTTCCTGGAACTGTTGTCAGAGAAAACGATTTAATTAGATATACCGATACAACAGCAGGACTTACAGAAGATCCTATTATTGCTAGAGTTACTGATGTAGGAACTTCCAATGTTACTATTGAAGGTGTTGCCACTGTCTCTGGTATTGCAAGCGGATTTTTACCAGCGTCTACTCTGAGTGTAACTGACTTAGAAGTTCTGACTACTGAACTTGCTCCATCCTCGGATAGTACTTTATTCACACCATTACCAAAACCAAACGTAGCTGCGTTTGATCTCTCTGAGACAACCTTCACCATTACAAGGACTTTCAGTGTAGATATTGCTAGCAATCAACTTTCTGTTGCTGCAGCTGCAGGTGCTAATGAAACATTCTTACCCTTTGATGATGAAAGATATACTCTTATCAGATCTGACGGTGTTACAGAGGAACTGACTGCCGATAGATTTGAAATCTCCGCAGATGCTAAGTCTCTTCAGATTAGAAATCTTGGAACTGATAATACTGGCGCAACTTTGCACGCTACTTTGAGAAAATTAAATGCAACTTCAAAAGTTAAGATTAAAAATAGAGTAAAGTCTATTATCGTTGATAAATCTAGACTTCAAGGATCTGGTATTGGAACAACTACACTTAATAATGGACTAACCTATGGAAACTATCCATATGGAACTAGAGTTGAAGATGAAGTAATCTCTTTGAACTCTCCTGATATTATCTCCATTCAAGGAATCTTTGAGTCCTCAGATACCTCAACTGCTACTGCTCCTAAGGTATCCTTACTTAATATCATCAGTCCATCTACAACCACTTCAGATATATTGATCGGAGAAAGGATCACAGGTCAAACTAGTGGTGCTGTAGCAATTGTCGCTGAGATTGTAGATTCGTCCACTATATCTTACATCTATAAAAATGAATCCGTATTCATTGAAGGTGAAACTCTTGATTTTGCTGAATCTGATATTACTGCTAGAGTGTCTGTTTTAACAACACCGAGTTTTAACGTATCTTCAAATTACACATTTAGAACAGGGCAAGAGGATACACTCTATACTTATGGAAGTATAAGAAGAAAAAATAAAAATGACGCTCCTACAAAACAGTTAAAGATCTATTTTACATCTGCGTCTTTTAACTCAACTGATAACGGCGATATTGTCACTGTAGAATCTTATAAGAATTTTAATTACTCTACAGAAATCAAGACGGTCAATAATTATAGAAACACTGATATTATTGATTTAAGACCAAGAGTCTCCGAATACACTGTGACTGAGGGTGCTAGATCTCCACTTGAGTTTGCTGGTAGAGCATTTGATGCTGCTGGTCAATCAGTAAATCACATTTTAGCATCTGACGAATCCATAATCGCTGACGTTGACTATTACTTAGGTAGAATTGACAGATTGTTCCTGACTAAGGACGGAAGATTTCAGGTCGTGTATGGAACTCCCTCTGAAAATCCTGTCAGACCTAACCCTGTAGATGATGCAATTGAAGTTTGTACGTATGAACTACCACCATATCTCTTTAATACATCTGATGTAAAATTATCATTTAGTCAACATAAGAGATACCGTATGCAAGACATCAAGAAACTTGAAGATAGAATCAAGAGTCTTGAGTACTATACAACTCTCTCATTGCTAGAAAAAGAAACTGCTAATCTTTTTATTCCTGACACTGAAGGTTTAAATAGATTTAAGTCTGGTTTCTTTGTTGATAACTTCTCTGGATTCCAAACTCAAGAAGATGGTGTTGATATCAAAAATTCAATTGATAGAAAATTTGGTGAACTAAGACCGAGACATTACACTAATTCGGTTGATATGATTCTTGGTCCTGTTGTTGACAGAGACACAACTTTAGATTCTAGTGTTGCACCTATCGAAGGTAATAATGTAAGAAAAGGTGATGACATTGTAACTCTAGATTATGCTGAAGTTGAATATATTACACAAGCGTTTGCAACTAGAACTGAAAGTGTTACTCCTTTCTTGATTAGTTTCTGGAATGGTACTATGGAGTTGACTCCAGCTACCGATAATTGGGTTGATACTACACGTTTAGAAGCGAAGATTATTCAGCAAGAAGGTAATTATACTGAGACCTTCGATACCATGGTTGCAAATGGTGAAGTTGATCCTCAAACTGGGTTTGGTCCTATCCTTTGGGATTCTTGGGAAACCAATTGGGGTGGAATTACAGACGTGGAGGTTACTAGACCTAGAGTTGTTCAAAATGGTCCAGACACTATTCATCGTCAAGGTCCTGGTGGTAGAGCAAGACAAAGAAGAGAAACTAGAACTGTAACTGATCTAGTGGTTGAAGAAACATTTATAAATCGAGTTCAATCTGGTGTTCAGTCTAGAAATGGAACTAGAACTATTATTACTGAAGAGTTTGATACTAATTCCCTTGGTGATAGAACTGTCAGTAGAGATTTGATTGCGACGATGAGATCTAGGAACATTGAATTCGTTGCTAGAAAGATGAAACCACTCACAAGGTTGTATGCATTCTTCGATGGTGTGGATGTCACAAAGTATTGTGTTCCTAAACTTCTTGAAATCTCCATGACTAGCGGAACCTTCCAGGTTGGAGAAACCGTAGAAGGTAGAATGATTAGAACTGGTCTCGCTGAAGAGTCTAATGAGACCTCTCCTAAGATTACTTTTAGAGTTGCTCAAATTAATCATAGAGAAGGTGCTTACAACAGCCCAACTAAAACTTTCCGCGAGAACCCTTATACCAATCGCCCTCTCTCTAATGCATATTCTTCAACTTCAAATATTCTGAACGTTGATACTCTTTCTCTTTCTGAACAAGCACAAGGAGACTTCTTTGGATTTGTTCAAACTGGAATGACTTTTGTTGGAAAGACAAGTGGAGCGCAGGCAACTTTGGATGATGTAAGACTTATCTCTGATCTGTCTTCTACTATCATTGGAAGTTATTTTGTCCCTGACCCCAATAATGTCAACTTCCCCAAATTTGAGACAGGAACCAAGACATTTACACTTGTAAATGATGAAGATAATAATCAAGACCTTGCATCTACGATTGTTGAAGAAAACTTTACATCTTCAGGAACTTTGGAAGTTCTTCAGGAAAACATTCTTTCTATCAGAAATGCAAGAGTGGAACAGAAGAGAGAATTCCAAGAAAGAAATGTTGAGCAAACTCTTGGCACTGAACTTGTTAACAGCAATGTTCTAAGCGAAACTCAAAGAACTCAAACTATTATCACTTGGTATGACCCTCTTGCACAGTCCTTCTTAGTTGAAGATGAGACAGGTTGTTTCCTTACCAGTTGTGATGTGTTCTTCAGAACGGTTGATGATGGAGATAGTCCAGTTGTATTCCAACTGAGATCCATGGAAAATGGTCTTCCAACAACTAAGGTTCTTCCTGGTTCTGAGATTGTTTTAGATCCATCTGACATTACTACATCATCAGACGGGTCCGTAGCCACAAATATTCAGTTTAAATCGCCAGTTTACGTTGAAGGCGGTAAAGAATATGCGATTTGTTTAGCATCTAACTCTACTCAATATACAGTTTACATCTCCAGAATTGGTGAAAATGATCTTTTAACAGATACGTTTATTTCTAACCAACCTTACCTTGGTTCTCTTTTTAAATCGCAAAACAATACCACTTGGGAACCAAGTCAGTGGGAAGACCTTAAGTTTACTCTGTATAGAGCGGACTTCGTTGAAAGTGGAAGTATTGAATTCTATAGTCCCGAACTCACGCAGGGTAATGCTCAAATTGCCAAGTTGCTTTCAGATCCTATTTCTATTGCATCTAAGAAGATTAGAGTTGGTCTTGGAACCACCGTTGCTGATGATGGATATGAAATTGGCAATACCTTCTTCCAAGACGGTACAAACGCTACAGGAGATCTCGTAGGCACTGCTGGTTCTGTAACAGGAACTCTGACAGTATCTAATGCTGGTCTTGGTTATACACCTGCAGATGGTTCTCATACGTTCACTGGTGTCAATCTCGTAACGATCACGGGTAGTGGTAGGGGTGCAACTGCAGACATCAGCGTAGCTAACGGTAGTATTGTTGCCTCTGGTGCAACTATCTCTAGTGGTGGTTCTGGTTATGTTGTTGGTGATGTTCTTGGAATCTCTACCATCGGTATTGCTACAATCGGCAGAGATGCCAAACTTACTGTTACTGGAATTGGACATACAAACGAACTAATCCTTGATAATGTTCAGGGCAACTTTGTTGTTGGTGGTGGTAAGTCAATGAACTATTTCAACAGTGTTGGAGTTGCTCAAACTTTAAATAATGATCTTCCAGGTGCTCCAGGGGGAGATGTTGAAATTGCATCCATCATCACAATAAACGATGGTCTGCATATGAATATTAGTCATCAAAACCATGGCATGTATTTCACCAATAATAGTGTAATACTTTCTGAAGTAAAATCAGACATCAAACCAACCACTCTTACTGCGGCATATCCAGCAGATTCCACAAGTGGTATTACTGTTGGTCTTGGGGCGACATTCGCCACTTTTGAGAATGTTGGAGTTGGAACTACTAATGTTGGTTTATTGCTTATTGGTGATGAAATTATTGAATATACCGATGTAACTGGAAATACTATTGGTGGAAATATTGTCAGAGGACCTAATCCTAAAACATATCCAGCAGGAACTCCTATATTTAAATATGAAATGGGTGGAGTAAGTCTCAATCGTATTAACAGAACACACTCTCTTAGTGATGTAACTGAGTCTGATCCATTTACGTTTGATTCTTATAAAGTTAAACTCGATATGAGTGCAACTACAGGAACCGCTAGAAACACCGATGTTGGATTCCCTCAACTTCATTTAGGTCAAACCAAGTCCACTGGTGGAACTAAGGTTAGAGCGACTCAGAACATGCCATTTGAACTGATGACGCCTAATGTTCATAACATGACCGTTCCTGGAACTAGTATTAACGCAGAAGTTAGAACAACAACATCTAGAAGTTTCAGTGGAATTGAAGTACCATATATCAATGCTGGATTTGAGGATATTGTTATTAACCAGAAGAATTACTTTGACACTCCAAGAATGATTGCATCCAAGATTAATGAAGATGCTAATCTTTCCACAGTTCCAGGATCTAAGTCAATGAACATGAGATTGTTCCTAAACACAGTTGATACGAGAGTAAGTCCTGTAATTGATACTCAGAGAGTAAGTGCTGTTCTTACATCTAACAGAGTAAACAATGTGATTACGAATTATGCGACTGACTCTAGAGTGGACAGTATTGACGAAGATCCTACAGCGTGTCAGTATATTTCTAAGGAAATTGTCCTTGAAAATTCTGCATCTTCTCTCAAGATCATTCTTGCTGCTCACATAAATCTTGAAGCAGACATTAGAGCATTCTACGCAATATCTAATGAACCTGGACTTGAACCTACTTTCTCACCATTCCCAGGTTACACCAACCTTAATACTAAAGGTGAAGTTATTTCTGCACAAAATAATAATGGAGAATCTGATACACGTATCGTCAAATCTAATACTTTGACGCAGGAATCTGCTCTGATTGACTATAGAGAATATACTTTCTCTATTGATGAACTACCCCCATTTAAAACTTATAGAATTAAGTTAAATCTTATATCTAATACTCAGTGCTTTGTTCCCAGAGTCAAAGATTTGAGGGTAATTGCATTAGCTTGATATGGATTTTTATGAATTAGAAGGTAATAAGGATCTTGCAAGAGATCCTAAAACCAATGCAATTGTCAACGTGAATGGTCTTGATTACACTCAGTACCTCTCTACCAAAAATGTTAAATCTGAAAAGAATCAGAAATTACAGACAGTAGAGAAAGATCTTGCTAACGTGAAAGGTGAACTAAATGAAATCAAATTGTTACTCAAGGAGTTACTAAATGGATCCCGATCAAATTGAACTTAATAACTTATCAAAGAGTTTTGCATATCAACAGATCGCAAGTAATATAGATAATTGTAATGATCGCGATATGCTTAAGAATATTGCAAAATCTTTTTGCAAACTTTATTATAAGCAGCAAGAAACTATGTCGGTAATAGGACTTCCAGATGCCATCTAAAAATATTACTTTCGATCCAGACTCCGGAGTTCCTTACGGAGTAAACCTGACTATTCAAGGTGGATCTGATTTTAATGCAAACCTCAATGTTTTTACAACAGCGAACGCTGCGTTTGATCTAACTGGATATACTGGATCAGCAGCAATGTCTAAAAGTGTTGCTGTTGGAGCAACTTTAGGAATTACAACGTCTTTCACCGTTGGTTTTACAAGTGCTTATGATGGAAAAATGAAACTTTCTCTTGGATCTACCTCTACTAGATCTTTGAATGAAGGTAGATATGTATATGATGTTATTGTATCTGCAGGCGGAACTTTCTATACTCTCGCTAATGGCAACATATACGTTTATAACCCAGTATCGTCAGCACCCTAAATACACTTAGGAAACTTGTGGAATAAATGGCGAAACCAGCAAGTAGAACGGATTTAATTAACTATTGTAAAAGGCAACTGGGTGCTCCGGTGCTGGAAATTAATGTTGCCGATGAGCAGATTGATGACTTAGTTGATGATGCCCTTCAATTATTCCATGAGCGTGATTATGACGGAAGTATTCAGACTTTTTTAAAGTATAAGATAACGCAAGCAGATATAGATAGAGGCAGGGCAAGAGGAGGAAGTAGTACTGCAGGAATCGTAACCACGACTGCAACTGCTACGATTGATGGATCAAGTGTTTCCTTTAACTTTGAAGAGAATAGTAATTACCTACAAGTTCCACCAGAGGTTATTGGAATAAGTAAGATTTTTAGATTTGATGGAGCTAACACTGTAACAAATAACATGTTCAGTGTTAAATATCAGTTATTCCTTAATGACATTTATTACTGGGGATCAACTGAATTATTGACCTATACGATGACGAAGAGATATTTGGAGGATATTGATTTTGCTTTGAATACTGAGAAGCAAATCAGATTTAACATGAGACAAGATAGACTCTATCTGGATATTGATTGGGGATCGGTTAATGTTGATGATTATCTAATTATTGATTGTTATCGTCTTATTGATCCAAATGATTTTACCAGAGTTTACAATGACTCGTTCTTAAAGAGATATCTTACTGCACTGATAAAGAGGCAGTGGGGTCAAAATCTTATTAAATTTCAGGGTGTCAAACTTCCTGGTGGTATTGAATTAAATGGAAGACAGATTTATGATGATGCAGAAAAAGAATTAGATAAGATCAAGGAGCAGATGTCTAATACATACGAACTGCCACCTTTAGATATGATAGGATAAGATCATGCTTAATCCATTTTTTACTCAAGGTACTACTGGTGAGCAAAATCTTGTCCAAGATTTAATTAATGAACAACTTAGAATGTATGGAGTAGATATCTTTTATCTACCCCGAAAGTATCTAACAGAGAATACAGTTATCAGAGAAGTTGTGCAGTCTAAGTTTGACATTGCACTTCCTTTAGAAGCGTATATTGATAACTACGACGAATACTCTGGTGCTGGTAATATTCTTTCTAAGTTCGGGGTTCAGTCTCAGGATGAAGTTAGACTGATTATCTCAAGAGAAAGATTTGAAAACTATATTACTCCGTTGATTGAGGATCAATCGAACGTTAAACTATCAACTAGACCTAAAGGTGGAGATCTTATATGGTTCCCTCTTGACGATAGAATCTACGAAATCAAAGATGTAGAATACGCCAAACCATATTATCAGTTACAGAACCTCTATGTTTATGAATTGTATTGTGAACTATTCAGATTGGAGGATGAGGTTATTGCAACCGGTATTGAAGATATTGACAATAATTTGATTGGTGAAGACTATGATGGTCTTACCGATGACGGT